CTACTAGTCTGGGTCATTCGGATAACACTAATGTGTCCATGCGTTTTAGGCAAGGATGGGAACCCGTGAAAGCGGAAGACCATCCCGAACTGAAGATCGTGTCAGATCACGATTCTGCGTTTGAAGGTAATGTCGAAGTGGGAGGTTTATTACTTTGCAAATGTCCCGAAGAAATTGTGCAAAAACAACGTGATCACAATATTGCGATGGCAAAAGCACAAATGGACGGGGTGGAAAGCAATTTAATGAACGAAAGTGACCCCAGAATGCCCATGTTAAATCCTGAGCGTTCTACTAAGGTCACATTTGGTGGCGGTTCTAATAAATAAGAGCAGTTTTAATTATTAGTATCGCTTTGGTTTAGTACAAAAGCGTAAAGCAAGGAGAATAGGATGGCAGCTTCAGCAGCCCCTTATGGTGCAAGAGCTATCGGTACTCTCAGTGCGAGCGGTTCCTTTTCAGGAAAAGTTCAGCACATAAAGATTGTCGATCAGTATGCCGTTAATATCTTCTACGGAGACTTTGTAAAACTTGTGTCTACTGGAACTATCCAGAAAGATGCAGGTACAACTACATTGACTTCTGTAGGAATATTTGTCGGCTGTTCTTATACACCAAATTCGACTGGTCAAAAAACGTTTGGACAAATGTGGACAGCGAGCACCAACTGCTCAACGGAAGATGACATCATGGCGTATGTAATTACGGACCCTGATGTTGTTTTCCAGATGCAAGGTGACGCATCCTGTGCCCAAACGACTCTTGGCAACAATGCAGCAGTAGTACAAACCTCTGGTTCAACAACTTTAGGTCGCAGTAAAAATGCGTTAGATGCTAGTACAGCAGCAACCACAAAGACCCTACCACTCAGAATCATTGACTTTGTTAATGGTCCTGACAGTTCTGTAGGTGATTCTTTCACGGACACCATCGTAACTTTCAATTCGTTGGGTGCCACTGGTGCTTCTGTTACCACTAACCATCAATACCGTGACCCCCTAGGTATATAAGGAGAATAACAAATGGCTATTTCAAGAGCACAGATGTTGAAGGAACTTTTGCCTGGGTTGAATGCACTTTTCGGACTTGAATATGACGGTTACGAGGACGAATCTGCTTTAATGTATGAAAACGAATCTTCAGATAGAAGTTTCGAAGAAGACTTAAAATTAAGTGGATTTGCTCAAGCCCCAGTCAAGGCTGAAGGTGGTGCAATAAGCTATGACTCTGCACAAGAGTCCTTCACAGCAAGGTATACCCATGAAACGATTGCGATGGGATTTGCGTTGACCGAAGAAGCGATGGAGGATAACCTCTACGATTCCGTGTCAGCAAGATACACCAAAGCACTCGCTAGAGCGATGGCGTATACCAAGCAACAGAAGGCAGTTTATCCGTTGAACAATGGGTTTAGTGGTGGAGCCTTTAAAACAGGCGATGGTGTTACATTATTTAACACCTCACACACACTAGTCTCTGGTGGAACAGTATCAAATACTTTCTCAACTCAGGCTGACCTCAATGAAACATCGTTGGAAAATGCAACGATCCAAATTGCGGGTTGGACTGATGAAAGAGGTCTTTTGATAGCTGCAAAGCCACGCAAACTAATTATTCCTCCGAATAGTATGTTTGCAGCGACAAGACTGCTAGATACCCCTGGTAGAGTCGGCACAGCCGATAATGACATCAATGCCCTCAGAAGCATGGGTGTGATTCCTGACGGTTATGCCGTCAATCATTACCTGACTGACACTAACAGTTGGTATCTAATAACAGACGTTCCCAACGGTCTGAAACACTTTACTAGAACTCCTCTGGAGACTAGTATGGACGGTGATTTTGACACTGGTAACGTGCGTTACAAAGCCCGTGAAAGATATTCTTTCGGGGTGAGTGATTATCTAGGCATCTTCGGATCGTCTGGTTCATCATAATAATTTAGGGGGCGGTTTCGAGTTCCGCCCCTTATTTTTTTCTAGGGATTTTTTAATGTCTATAGACTGCCCTAGCAGACTTGCCAAGACTATAGATTTATTTAGGAGACTAAATTATGGCAAACACAACATTTAATGGACCAGTCAGGTCGGAGAATGGTTTTGAACAAATCAGCAAAAACTCCACGACTGGTGCTATTACAACCAATTTAGATATTGACTCTAGTGGTAATATTACTACCACAGGTTATTTATCTGCTTATTCAAACGTAAGTAGCATTACCAGTGCTACTAAAAGTGTTGAGTCAACTGATTCAGGTACTGTCTTTACCCTTAACAGGGCAGCAGGTATTGTAGTTACATTACCGACTGCCGCAGCAGGGTATAACTATACCTTTATAGTGGGTACAACTTTTACAGGTGCAGGACAGATCAATACGGATAATGCCAGTGATTTATTCTCTGGTTTTGCCACGATCTTTGATCCAGCAACTGCATCAGATAATAATACTTTTATTCCTGATGCCAGTGATGATGACACAATAGATTTAGGTACAGCAGGACAGGGTTGGCTGGTGGGCGGAATTATCCGCTTAGTAGCAACTTCTGCGTCTGTATGGCATTGTGAAGCATTCTTGCATGGGGACGGTACATTAGCGACTCCATTCGAGTAAACTAGGAGATAACTTATGGCTGATGCAGTAACATCACAGACCATTCTTGACAGTGGTGGGCGAGACCTAGTAATGAAATTTACCAATATTAGCGATGGCACGGGAGAAAGTGCGGTTGCTAAGATTGATGTTTCTGCACTAACGTCCAGTGCCATAACGGGACAGTCGTGTAACCGAGTTGTCTTGCAAAGGATTTGGTTCAGTAATGTGGGTTTAGGCTGGTCATTGTATTGGAATGCAACTTCCAATATGTTTATCTGCCAATCCCCTAAAGACTGGACTGATACTTGGGATTTTACGGATAGCAGTCAAACGCTACCTGGGATTCCCAATAATGCAGGATCGGGTATTAACGGCGATTTGTTGTTAACGACCAACGATCATACGAGTGGCGACACTTACAGTATCGTTATCTGGGCAACGAAAGGTTATACCAATCCTAGTTAGTGCCATTAAAGAAAGGTAAATCCAAAAAAGCGGTTTCCTCAAATATCAGGCGACTGCGAAAGGAAGGATATCCTCGTAAGCAATCGGTAGCGATTGCCTTGAGTAAGGCGAGGAAATCCAAAAAGAAAAAACCAAAAAGAAGAAGGAGAAAATAGTGCCAGGATTATATAGCAGAAGAAAGGCGATCAGAGAAGGTATAGATTGGACCAAAGAGACTGACTACGATCCAAGAGATAAAAAGAAGCAGGGTTATGATGCCCGCCTCGATGAGTCTCTGGGAGCAAGAGAAGGTAAAGAAAGTACGAAAAGCCAAAGTTATAAGTCGAGACGGGACGAAAGCAAGGGAGCTGAAAAAGCTGCTGGCAAGAGAGCCTATCAATCTATAGACAAGTAATAAATGGCAACGAGTAGTACCAATACCTTTAATCTGGATATTGGCGAGATAGTCGATGAAGCCTTTGACCGTGCGGGTATGGAAGCTCGTACTGGTTGGCATTACAAGACTGCCAGACGCAGTTTAGACCTGATGATGCTGGAATGGCAGAATCGGGGGCTTAATCTATGGACAGTATCGGGACCGACTTCGCAGACTTTAACTGCGGGCACAGCATCGTATACCCTTGATTCTTCAGGGAATACAGTTGATCTCATAGAATACAATTTAAGAACTAATGACGGCGATAGTGGGAGTCAAACAGACTACACACTACGCCGTATTTCTATACCTGAATACGCTGATTTCCCTAATAAACTCACCGAGTCACAGCCCACACAGATTTTAATTAACCGTAATACGTCATCGTTGACGGTGGATTTGCTCCCCGTTCCCGATGATTCCCAGACCTATAAACTGATCTATTACAGTTTAAGATTGATTTACGATAGCGGTTCACCCGCTAGTTACAACATGGACGTACCCAAATTATTCCTACCCGCATTGGCAGCAGGTCTTGCTTACTATGTGGCGATGAAGTTTCCGATGGATGCGGCAGACAGGTTGCCTTTTTTAAAGCAGGAATACGAACAACAGTTTAATTTAGCAGCAGAAGAGAACAGGGTTAAAGCTCCAATTCGCTTTGTGCCTTATCAGAGCTATACCTAATGGCAGAGGAAAAAAAAGATGCTAGAGAAAATCTGGACTTACAGGTTGTAACTCCTGAAGAACGTAACGCAGAAAAAGAAAGGTGGAGAAAGCTGAAGTACGACTTGAACCAGTCGATTATGGAAGAACAATATGATCCTAAACTCTCTATAAGTCAAAATATTATATCTATACTTGATGCAGCTCAGCGTGATCCTAAATATCAATCAGAAGAATTTGATCGGTATGGAGTTAGCAAGATGAAGAATTTAAGGCAATATGATCTTTTTAACCACCCTAAAGGCTACGATATTAGGAAAAACATATTATTGTCGGACAAGTCACCTGAAGATGTACTAAATCAATATGGGTTCCATGAATATGACAAATTTTGGGATGAGGATAAAGACCTTAAATACTTTCTCCAAGATGCTGATAAGGAGAGGTTAGATTACGATGTTAAACAGCATCTCTTAGATTTTTTAAATGAAAGGCAGCGACAAAATGCAGGTGGTAAAATTAAAGATGTATACAATAGAAGATTAATCTAATGGCAGACTATGCAAGTGCTAAGCACGCTATCGGTATTTGTGATCGGTGTGGATTTGAATACAAATTAAAAGAATTACGCTGGGAGATATACGACCAGCACAGAACAGGTTACAGGGTTTGTTACGAATGTTTTGACCACGACCAGCCACAGCTACAACTTGGTAAAATGGATGTGTCTGATGCAATAGCGATTCGTGATCCGAGACCCGACCCATCTTTACAGGCGAGTAGACGTTTATCTTCTTGGGACCCGATTGGCGGTTGG